ACAAGGTTGTTAAGCGTGACGGTTCTGGTAATTTTTCAGCTGGAACAATTACAGCAAATTTAACTGGTAATGTAACAGGTACAGTTTCAGATATTTCAAATCACGATACTGGTGATTTAGCAGAAGGCACAAACCTATACTATACCGCAGCACGTGCTAAGGAAGAAGCAGCAAACCTCCTTGTAAATGCAACAAAAACAAATATTCAAATTTCTAAAGATGGATCTAATAACCTTACAATTACTGCCGAAAATGGCGTAGCAGATTCCGATACAGATGATTTAGCAGAAGGTATATCTAATTTATATTTTACTGATACAAGAGCTCGTCAAGCAGTTTCTGGCGGAACTGGAATTAGCTATGACAACTCAACAGGTGTAATTTCTGTAGATAATACAATCGCTACTAAATCTTATGCAGATCAAGCAGAATCAGATGCAATTTCTTCAGCAAACTCATACACAGATGGAGAAATTTCAACAGCTCTTACAACAGCTCAAGGATATGCAAACACTGCACAGTCTAACGCACAGACATTTGCCACAAATGCAATAAATGCTTTAGATTCAGATGACATTGAAGAAGGTTCATCTAATTTATACTTTACAAATGGTCGTGCAAGAAATGCAATATCTGCAGGAACTGGAATAACATATAATGCCGCAGACGGAATTATTAACGTATCTGTAAATACATATGATGCATATGGTGCAGCTTCAACAGCAGAAGGAAACGCTGCCTCTTATACAGACAGTGCAATAAATGCCTTAGACACAGATGACATTGAAGAGGGTGCATCCAATCTTTACTACACAGACACTCGTGCTCGTGGATCAGTAAATGCTGGTAACGGTTTATCATATAATTCAGGAACTGGTGAATTCTCAATTGATACAACAGTTACTGCTGATAAGGCATGGGTAAGTCAGCAAATATCTGATTTAGTAGATGGTGCCCCAGCACTTCTTGATACATTAAATGAAATTGCAGCAGCAATTAATGATGATGCAAATTACTTTACTACAGTAGCAAACAGCATTGCCACTAAGCTAGCAACAGCTGGCGGAACAATGACTGGCGCTCTGGTACTACATGCAGATCCAGTAAATGCCCTTGAAGCAGCTACAAAGCAATATGTAGATCAAGCAGAATCTGATGCAGTTGCTTCAGCAAATTCTTATACAGACGGAGCAATACTTGCTGGTAATGCAGTAGCAGAACCAGTATATGCAGCAATTGACTTTAATGGTGTGGCAAAGAATGTTGCCGCTACTGTTTCAGTACCAACTGCTACTACAGTAACTGCATATGAATGGAATCACAGTGGTTTCAGAAGCGGTAAGTTTACTGTAAAAGTTGCAAGCGGAACACATACAGAATTATCTGAGGTTCTTGTAACAGCTGACACCAGCGACAATTTACATATTACAGAATATGGCGTTGTCGGAACAAATGGTTCCTTGTCAACAATTACAGCAGATCATAATAATAGCAAGTTTAGAATTAGAGTGACAACTCTAAATAATAACAGCACTGTAACAATTGCTGGAACATTAATAGCATAACAACTAAATAATTAAATTGGTGGGGGACACAAAATCCCCCACCTAAAAATTCGGGGGATATTGAACTCGTGGCAACAACAAACAGAGATTTTAAGGTTAAGAATAATTTAGTCGTCCAGTCTGGTAATATTACCTTGGGCTCAGTACCCCTTCAATTTAATTCAACAACAAATAAACTACAAATTCAGGTCAATAATCAATGGATAGATATATCTGATTCTAATGACATGGGTTTTAATGATTTAGATTTAGCCATTGACTACAATGGCTCACCAATATATTCTGTTGGTGGAGATGGGGTAGTTACCGAAGCTACAAAATCAGCTGACGGCGGTACCCCAAGTAGCTCATCATTTGCGCTTACATTTGATTCAGGAGTGGTTTCCTAGTAAAATAAGCAAGTGGTATAATTCTAATATAGGGGTATAAAATAAAATGGCAACAGTAAGAATTCAACTTAGAAGAGGAACCTCTTCGCAATGGGATACCGCAAACCCAACATTAGCAGCGGGTGAAATTGGTATTGAGACAGATACCAATACTTTTAAATTTGGTGATGGCGTAACTGCATGGAATAGCTTAGATTATGCGCTATCAAACACAGTAGATGATTACATTTTATTATCAGAAAAGGGTGTAGCTAACGGAGTTGCTACTCTAGATGGTTCTGGTAAGGTTCCATATGCACAAATTCCTAGCATTGACGAATTGTCTCAAGATGCTGTAAATTCAGCACTTGTTGCAGGAACTGGTATTACCAAAGTATATAATGACGGAGCAAATACTATCACAGTTGCCGTTGATACATCCGTTATTGCTACCAAAGCAGAATTAGCAGAAGTTTCACAAGATTCTATCAACGATGCACTTGTTGCAGGTGAAGGTCTTAACAAAACTTATGATGATGTAAATAATTTAATTACAATTGATATTGACTCAACAGTTGCAACATTGACTGGAACACAAACACTAACAAATAAAACATTGACATCTCCAGTAATAAATACCCCAACTGGAATTGTTAAGTCAGATGTTGGACTTTCAAATGTAGACAACACTTCGGATGTTGATAAGCCAGTTTCAACTGCTCAAGCAGCAGCAGACGCTGCAGTAGCATCCAATGCCGCTTCAGCATTATCTTCACATAATTCAGATACAACTGATGTTCATGGAATTGTCAACACAGCTAATTTAATTACTACAGATGGACTTCAGTTACTATCAAATAAAACATTAGAGTATCCAGTTATAGTAGGAAATTTAGTAATTGAAGGTTCTAACGCAGATGATTATGAATTATATTTATCAGCTGAACCAACTGCAGATAGAACTATTGTTTTCCCAGATAACAGTGGTACAGTAGCACTTACTTCAAACTTAAATGCATATGCACCATTAGCTGGAGCTACATTTACTGGAGAAGTTATAGGTACAGACTTAACACTAAGCGGAAATTTAACAGTTAATGGAACAACTACAAATATCAACACTGTTAATTTGGCTGTAGAAGATAAAAATATAACTTTAGGAGATAACTCATCTCCAACAGACGCCAGTGCAGATGGCGGAGGTATTTCTCTAAAGGGAACAACCGATAAGCTATTAACATGGAGTAATACAACAAAAGCATGGACATCCACAGAAGATTTTAATATAGCAAGTGGAAAAACTTATGAGATTGACGGAACTGTAGTTTTGTCCTCCTCAGAAGTTCTTGGAAAATCTATGCCTACAGGAACAGTTGTTGGAACATCAGATTCACAAACGTTAACTAATAAAACATTAGCTTTAGGTTCTAATACCGTAACTGGAACCTTGGCAGAATTAAACGCATCTGTTACAGATGCTGATTTAGTTTCTATTGCTGGATCTGAAACTTTAACAAATAAAACTCTTACATCTCCAGTAATTAATTCACCTACTGGTTTAAGTAAAAATGATGTAGGTTTATCAAATGTTGATAATATTGCAGATTTAGATAAACCAATTTCTACGGCAACTCAAACAGCTTTAGATCTAAAATCTAATATAGCAAGTCCTTCATTTACTGGTACAGTATCATTACCAAGCACTACAAGTATTGGAGACGTGTCTGCATCAGAGATTGCAACTTTAGATGGAGTAACTTCAGCAATTCAAACACAATTAGACAGCAAGGCTCCATCAGCAAGTCCTTCATTTAGCGGTACAGTAGTTTTGCCAAGTACAACTTCTATTGGAAATGTGTCTTCTTCAGAAATTGAAACTTTAGATGGAGTTACCTCCTCTATTCAGACACAGTTAAATGCAAGACTAGAATCTTCTACGGCAGCATCAACTTATGCACCGATTGCTTCTCCAACATTTACTGGTATAGTGTCTGGAATTAGTAAGTCAATGGTAGGTCTCGGAAACGTAGACAATACGGCAGATACAGCAAAACCAGTATCAACTGCAACACAAACAGCATTAGACCTTAAGGCTAATTTATCTGGTCCAACATTTACTGGAACTGTTACATTACCAGGAACAACTTCTATAGGAGATGTTTCATCAACTGAAATTGGTTATGTAAATGGAGTGACTTCAGCAATTCAAACACAATTAGATGCTAAATTAGAATCTTCTACTGCATCTTCAACTTATGCTCCAAAATCTGGACCAACATTTACTGGCACAGTAACACTACCAAGCACAACTAGCATTGGTAACGTTTCTGCTACAGAATTGGGATACCTTGATGGCGTAACTTCAGCAATTCAGACTCAGATTGATGCCAAGTTAGCTAGTGCTACAGCAGCATCAACTTATGCGCCGATTGCTTCGCCAACATTTACTGGTACAGTGTCTGGAATTAGTAAGTCAATGGTGGGTCTCGGAAACGTAGACAATACTTCTGATGCTAATAAGCCAGTCTCTACAGCAACCCAAACAGCTTTAGACGGCAAGCTCTCACTTGCTGGCGGAACTATGACAGGAGCACTTACATTATCAGGTGCGCCTACATTAGACGCACATGCCGCTACAAAAGCATATGTTGATAATGTTTCTGCTGGAATTAATTTCCATCAGCCAGTACGTGTTGCTACAACAGGAAACATAACATTAAGCGGAACTCAAACAATTGACGGCGTAGCAGTAGTTGCTGGAGATAGAGTTCTTGTCAAAGATCAAACAAATCAAACACAAAATGGTATTTATGTGGTTGCAGCAGGATCATGGTCTCGTGCAACAGATGCAGATAACACCCCTTCAGGAGAATTAGCAGGAGGAGATTTCTCGCTTGTTTTAGAAGGAACTGTAAACTCAGGTTACGGATATGTTTGTTCAAATACATCAGCAATTACAATTGGAACAACAAATGTTACCTACGCAGCATTTAATGCTGCCAAAGCAGTAACAGCAGGTTCAGGTCTTACAGAATCAACACCAGGAACAATTGATATTGCAACTGGTGGAGTTACATCAGCAATGATTGCAGATGGAACAATTGCCACTGGCGACCTTGCCGATGGAGCAGTTACTTCTGCTAAAATTGCAGATGGAACAATAGTCAACTCTGATATTAATGCTTCAGCAGCAATTGATTGGACTAAGTTGGCTATATCATCTACAGTTTCTGCAACTGAATTAGGTTATGTTGATGGAGTAACATCAGCAATTCAAACTCAGTTAGACTCAAAATTAGCATCTTCTACTGCATCTTCAACTTATGCACCAATTGCTTCACCAACATTTACTGGTACAGTAACTGTCGCAGCTTCTGGAGTTGCGTTTACAGATGGAACACAAACCAAAGAAGGTGTTCCATCAAGAACTACAATTTATGGAGCAGCTACTGGCGCACAGCAAAGTGCTATAACATCTAGCGCAACATTAAGCACATTAGGGTATAGAGACTCAATGATTGAAGCAAATTCATCGTCTGATATCACCTTGACAATTCCTTTAAATTCTGCAACAGCGTTCCCAGTTGGAACATCTATAGATGTTGTAAGAGTTGGAACTGGAAACTTAATTATAGCTGGCAGCGCTGGCGTAACAATTAATGCAACACCACAAAATGCAACAAATCAAGCAAAATTAAGAGCACAATGGTCTTCAGCAACATTACTAAAACGAGGCACCGATTCTTGGATAGTAATGGGAGACCTTTCTGTATAAGAATTATAAAATAAAAAGGAGAATAGCATGGCAACAGGTAAAAGAAGAGGTATAAAGTCATCTGCTCAAGATAACTTTTTAGAACCATTACAACCAACATCATTTACTGCATCTAACGTAGGAACAGGTAGACCTTTCGGAAATGGTGCAGTTAATTTAAGTTGGTCACTGCCAGCGGCTTCTCCAGCAGCAACAAGTTATGAAATTACAGCATCTCCTTCAATAGGCACAATTAATACTGGCAGCTCTTCAACAAGCTATACAGTAACTGGTTTGTCTGGAGGAACAAATTATACATTTTATTTACGAGCACAAAATGCAGCAGGATATTCTACACAAGCGACTGCCACCCCAAATCCAGTTCCAGTAACTACAGTTCCAGGCACTCCAACTGGTGTAACTGCTTCAGCAACATCAGCAAACGTAAATACCATATCTTGGACTGCTCCAGGAAATGGCGGATCTGCAATTTCTTCTTACACTATTACTGGTTCTGATGGAACATCATATACTGGTATTTCTGGATCTGCAACATCATATGCCGCTACCGACAATACCCCATCGTCGGCTGCTCCAGGATCACAAACATACACGGTCACAGCAATCAATGCTCTTGGAACGGGATCAGCTTCAGCAGCATCTGGTTCAGTTACAACAACTCCACCGTTCTTCCCATTCTTCCCACCGTTCTTCCCACCGTTCTTCCCATTCTTCCCACCGTTCTTCCCACCATTCTTCCCACCATTCTTCCCATTCTTCCCACCATTCTTCCCACCATTCTTCCCGCCATTCTTCCCACCATTCTTCCCATTCTTCCCACCATTCTTCCCACCATTCTTCCCGCCATTCTTCCCACCGTTCTTCCCATTCTTCCCACCATTCTTCCCACCGTTCTTCCCACCGTTCTTCCCACCGTTCTTCCCATTCTTCCCACCGTTCTTCCCATTCTTCCCACCGTTCTTCCCGCCAACGTTCGGACCGTTCTTCCCATACTTTAAAGGACCGTTCTTCCCAACCTTTGCACCGTTCTTCCCACCGTTCTTCCCACCGTTCTTTGGAGGACCGTTCTTCCCAGGATTCGGTTTCTATTAAAATAAACTAAACAAAAAAAGGGGGCATGTCCCCCTTTTTTGCTATTGTTTATATAATTTGTATATGATACAATTTACATACATGTATAGGAGATATTATGGAATGGTATGATTTACCTAGAATAGAAAAAACAACAAAAAGATTAGATACAGGGTTAATACAAGACAATATAGAATTAATAAATTTAGATTATGGCATAAATTTATATAGAAATGCAGTTAGTAAAAATGATTGCGACACAATTATAAATTTAATTGAAAATGAAATATCTTTAGGGATTCCAAAAATACAATGGAACGGTGCAAGCGTTAATGGAAGAGAAAGAACAGAACATGCAAGAAATTGTTATGATTTAAAATTTAAAAAAGAACATTTGGGAACTCATCTACCAGCAAGCGAAGCACTATCAAAAGCATATGATATGGTTAACGATAGATTAAATGTAACACTAAGACATTATGAAAGTTTATGGCATTTTAATATAAAATACAAAGAAGCATTTAACTTTGTTAAATATATGCCAGGAGAATATTTTAAAATACATGCAGATCATGGTCCATTCTATACCTGTACAGTTTCAGCAATAGTTTATCTTAATGATGATTATGTTGGCGGAGAAATAGAGTTTCCAAGACATGGATTGGTGGTAAAGCCTAAAGCAGGAGACATTATGCTTTTCCCATCAAATTATGTTTATGAACACGCTTCATTAAATATTGATTCAGGCATAAAGTATGCTGTTGTAATAATGATGGATTATAATGATTTATATCATAATCCAGAAAGCAAGGTTGGATATTAATAAAATAATATTCAGGGCTTTTAGGCCATGGTTAACTAAATTTAGTCCATCTGTCCCAGGCACTACTCATTCCGTAATGCCAAAATGGTATAAAGATGCAGACCGCTTTGCCAAAAATCCTGTAAATGGAGAATATTACAAGGCTACAAAAGAAGTTTGCCCATTTCCTAAAGAGGGAACAAAAGACGATTACGGATATATACCTACGTGGAAAGCCTGCCCAGCAGTTATGGATGCATTCATAACTGGCTATGTTTTTAAAACACCTTGCGATATTACTTTTTATAAAGATAAAAATGGAAAAATTAACGTAAAAATAGATGATAAAAGAAATGAAGGCTTTTGCACCACTAGGAATCCAATGCCTCAATTCCATCACCCAGAAGGCTACTACAAAGAGCACTTTGCCTGGTATCCAGACTGGGCACTAGAAGTTCCAGAAGGATATAGCTGTTTGTATATGACTCCTATGAATAGGTTTGACTTGCCATTTTTAAATACAACTGGCGTTGTGGATAATGACAGTGTGCACCTTTCTGGAACCTTTCCGTTTTTTTTAGTGGAAGGTTGGGAAGGAACTATACCCGCAGGCACACCATATTTACAAATACTTCCTTTTAAAAGAGAAGATTGGCAGCATGAAGTTCAGTTCTTGTCTCAAAAAGATATATATGATAAGATGACAGATAATATGAAGTTTTACCGCCAACCCGATGGCGGGGTTTACAAAAGCAAAGTTTGGAATAGGAGAGAGTACAAATAATATGCAAACTTGGTCCACAAAAGAATCTCTAGGAAATGGAATTGTTGTTTACAGAGATGTTATTAAGCCAGAAATAGATGTAATTAATAGATTAGAAAATATATTGAGTCCAGTTAATTCAGGAGCTAAGTATGCTTGGCAACCAGCTTTCGTTGGGTATCAGGAGTTAATGCCAGATTACAGAGATTGTGTAGATTTTAAATTTAAAAAAACAGATATACAACATGATAAAAGCGAAGAATCGGCTAAGCTACAAGCTTTGTGGCAGGATGTATTTGATGCACAATCTCCAGCAGTAAATGATTATAGAAGAGATCATAACATTATGGATTTAAAGTATTGGGAAGCATTTAACTTTATAAAGTATGGTCCAAAACAACACTTCATGGAACATCATGACCATGGATATTCTTATAATTGTACTGTGTCTTTAGTCGCTTATGTTAATGACGACTATGAAGGCGGGGAACTATATTTTAGATTGCAAAATCTTAACATTAAGCCTAAAGCTGGAGATCTTTATATATTTCCTTCAAACTACATGTATCCTCATCAGGCTAAACCAGTAATATCTGGTACAAAATATTCTATTGTAACAATGTTAGATTATAGTGGAAAATTCCATAGTCAAGAAATGTATGATCCAAAATGGGAGAATGAGCCAAGTGTTAGTTAAAGCCTATAAGCATGCTGGACATAGAGTAAAGATTGAGCAGACTAAGGTAAAAAGAGACTGGATGGATGCTACCGATAATGCACATGCATATAAGTGTTTTCCAGTAAGTTTGGCAAATACAATTGGTTGGTCAGTTTCTTTATTAGATGATGTAGAATTTATATGGGACGGCGTTTCCGATTCTAGTTCAGAACACGTTAAGATATTAAAGGATTCAGGAGGATATTGCAGCACTCAAAGGTCTAATGCTACTGTAAGTTTTTACACTGGAATATTTTTTGAGACAGATGAAAATACATCAATGCTTCAAATTGTCCCACCTAATTATTTTATTGATGGGGCAATGCCTTTTACAACTATAATATCTACATCTTTTTTCCCAGAAGCTATACCAGTGGCATGGAAAATAACAAGGCCAGACACAAAAATTACAATACCCGCTGGGACACCAATAGCTACATTTATTCCAATTTCCCTGTCTAAGTATAACGAGGTGGAGCTTGAAATTTATGACAAGGTTTGGCCTGAAGAGTCATGGCAGAAGAAAGAAGAAAGAAATAAGATCTGGCAAGAGATAACAATGCAGGGCAAGTTTACAAATTTTTATAGAGACGGAGTAGAATACGACGGCACTAAAATTGGTGAGCATGAATTAAAAGCAATAAGGCTTAAAATTAATGACTTTTCTACTAAAATAGAGGAATGATATAATAACATTATGGAATCAATGAATGTAAACCATTTAGATCAGGTTACTAAATCTATAACTCCTTCAGGATTTTTTGGCACAAGTAAAGATAATATTATTGAGCTAGAAAATTTTATGACTGAAGAAGAAATAGATTTTTTGGAAAAGTCAGCAAAAGAAATAACTATATGGGATGTAACAGAAAGCCATGTAAATGAAAATGGAACAACTATATATGATGCAAATTATTGGCAGGATAGAGTAGCAACAAGACCATCCTTGGATAAAAATGACCCAAGAATAGGTCCAGTAATAGAAGGGTTGTTTCAAAGACTGCAGCCAATTATTGAAAACTTTTTTAATGTTAGGGTTCAGCCTACAGGTCAAACAATTGTTAGATGGCTTCCAGGGCAATTGCAAAAGCCACATGCAGATAAAGAGTTACATGATGGTCCAGACGCTGGTCTGCCAAACGATTTTCCATATTACGATATAGCCAGTTTGTTTTACCTAAACGATGACTATGAGGGTGGAGAGATCTATTGGCCTTTACAGGATGTTAAGATTAAACCTAAAAGAGGGGCAGCTTACTTTTTCCCTGGAGACATGAATTATATTCATGGGGTAACTCCAATAAAAAATAATGTTAGATATACGGTACCATTTTTTTGGACAATATTGGAACATACTGGGACAAATAAACCAGAGGCAGGTAAAGAGTATTATAGAACTTTGCTTGACCCAGAAATGCGTGGAAAAAAACTTTATGAAAGTGTTTATGGTGATTAATTATGTCTAATTATAATAGATTAACAAAAGATATATTGGTTTATGAAAACCTTTTAACAAAGGATGAATGCCAAGCAGTAATAAATGTCTTGGAGGAGCAAGTAAAAAATGAAAAACTTTCATGGACCCCAATTACATTTTATGAATCTTACTCTTCAGTTCTTCCACAGGATGGCGACGAAGAGCTAGAACAATTTGGACTGCCTTCTGATTTCTTTTCTGTTCTTCAGAATAAAATTGTTAGCGCTGTTGCTGAAGTTCACGGTAAACAATTTTCAGATATACACAAAATCGGTTTTCATGCACAAAAATGGGAGCCAGGGTCTTTTGCAAAAGAGCATTCTGATAATACCGACTTAGAAGGAAATACGGGTCCTTTTGAAAGAAGCAGATACGCAGCGTTTCTTTACCTAAATGATGATTTCGAAGGCGGACTTTTAAAATTTAATAAACAAGATCAACTATTGCATCCAAAGGTAGGAACTCTTGCAGCGTTTGCTGGTGGTTTTGACAATACGCATGAGGTAACAATGATTACCTCTGGTATAAGATATACACTAGGATCATTTTGGGACGACAGAGACCAAAGCGCTTACCCTCAAGAAACTATAGATGCATGGGACGCAGAAATGAAAAAGATTAGAGAAGAGCAAGAGGTTATAAAATCTGGCTGGCAAGACGCTTTAAAAGAAGGGTTTAAATTAGATCCAGATGGCAACAAATATAAAATAGAGGAGATAGAATAATGAAACTAGAAGCAAAACTACATGAAAATGTTTACATGTATTCAGACGTGATTGAGAATCCTCAAGCCATTATTGATTTAATCAATAAGTTGGATTCTGATGACAGAGTTACTAAGGTTATTCCAAAATGGAATAACTGGAATTCAAGCAGCAGAGACGGAAATATTTTCGGAAAGAAAAAAGATTTCAACCTTGCTGAAGTAGAAAACTTAGATCCAGAAGTAAGAAAAGATGTAGATTTGATTATTTCTACAATAAGAAATGCTATTGAGGGTATAGCAAGATCATTTATTGTAGATAGAGGATTAAAAGGTGAACCGAATATTTCACCATTCGTTGGTATATCAAAATATATTCCAGGTTGTGCCATGGGAGCACATTTTGACAGACAAGCTGGAGACAACAGCTTAGAGTGGTCAATTATTATTTATTGGAATGACGATTACGAAGGTGGAGAGATATCATTTGTAATCAGGCCAGAAGACTTAAGATTAGAGGTTAATGGTCATTTGAGACCACCAGACGATGCTCTAGATCCAAGAACTAAGGATATGGTTACATTTACTGCAAAACCAAAAGCTGGTAGCGCATTAATATTCCCATCTACTGACCCATACAAACATCAAGTTCATATTATGAAAGAAGGAGAAAAATATATTACTCCAGGATTCATATTTGTAGACGGATATGTTGTTGGTGGCCCAGGTGGCCCTACAGAGGAGTACATCAAAGCTTATCACGAGCAAATGCAAGGAATGATGTAGTTGTCTTTTGATAATATTGAAGTAGAAGTTCTTCACCCTAAAATTTGGGTTTTTAAAAACATACTGACTCAAAGTGATGATTTAATAAATTATCTAAGGGGTGAAGAATTTTTAGATCAGTGGCAAGATTGGTACACTTTTGGAGAAAAGGTATTTTTGCCTATCGGTGGAGGCAGATTTAAAGATTTTCCTTCTGAAGTGGATTGGGATGAACAAGTAACTTCTGAAGCTTCTAAGAATAAAGCTCTCAAACAATTTACTGATGCTTTTTACTATGTTACTAAAAAATATAGTATTAATCAAAAAATAAATTTAGATAACTGGGAGTTCGGAGGCTCGGACCTTTGCTATTATAGAGAAATGGTGGGAGTTTCTGGAACACAAGCAATGAATTACCACACAGATTATCAAATAGAAAGAGATTATGAGCCAGGAATGAAGTTTCAGACCACCTGTGTTTTTTATTTAAACGATGACTATGAGGGCGGAGAAATATGTTTTAAAATATTTGAAGAAGATTACTCAAAAGTTTTAGAAAGAGTATCTTATAAACCTTCAAAAGGAGATGCAATAGTTTTCCCATCTAAACATCCAGTTTATCACGGTGTTAAAATTGTTGAAAATGGAACTAAGTACATAATTAGAAGTTATTGGAAATATTGGAAAGATGGGACTGATGAGTATTACAATCACAAAAATTCTATGGATGAACAAGAATTTGAAAAGTTTTTGGATGAAAGACATAGAGACCTATGGAATAAGGTGGTACTTAAAACTCATGATGACTATACAGGATAAACATGAAAATAAATAAATTGTTGCCAGATATTTATGAAATAGAAGATTTCGTATCGGAAGACGAACAGTTTTATGTTATAAATCAGATAGAGTCTCTAGATCAAAAGTATTGGGAGCCATTAAACAAAGAACATTATGAATTTGATTTTTGGTACGGCAAGGTTTTGGATCCAATGGGGCAGGGTCTAGATAACTTTGTTTATGATGGAATATATAAAAGATGTAGAGGAATATTTGATTCTGTTTTAGATTTGACAGGAATAAATGTTGCTAGATACACAAAGTATGATGCCCTTGGAGAACACAGAGATTACTGGAAGTATGATGAAGATTATCATATAAGATATGGTTTAGTAATTTATTGGAACGATGATTATGAAGGTGGGGAAATACAATATCGTGAACTTGGATTGACTCATAAACCAAAGGCAAGATCTTTATTGATTCACGGAGGCAATATATTGCATGGAACACTACCAGTAAAAAGTGATAATTTTAGATACGTATCAACTTTGTTTGTTAAAGGATCTAAAGATAAACCTGCAGTTCTAAGTAAAGAACTGTTTGATGGAATAGAGGAATCAGATGGAACAATTTATAGATAAAAGAAACTTTATAAGTTCTTCAGACTCATTTGCATTGGATATATTAAAATATAAAAGAGACGGATATTATGTTGAAATGGGTTCCGCAGACCCAGTTATAGGCAATACAACGTATAGAATGGAAAAAGATTATGGATGGAAAGGCCTAGGCTTTGATTTAAATGAAGAGCATGCAAAAAACTATAATTCTGTTAGATCAAATCCATGTTTAGTTGAAGACGCAACAAAATTTAATTATTTAAAATATTTTGAAGAAAATAATTTTCCAAAACAAATAGATTATCTTCAAATTGATATTGAGAGCCCTATGGATAGGGGCGGAAGACCTCAACACCCAATAGGTCAACCCCTACTTGGACTTATAGCTTTACCACTAAATCATTACAGGTTTACAGTTATTTCCTTTGAGCATGAGTTTATAATACATTATAAAAATGCAGCTTTAAGAGACGCACAGAGAGAAATTTTAGATAGCCTTGGATACTCATTAGTTTGCAAAATTGGGCACGAAGATTGGTGGGTAGATTCAACAGTTATACCTTACCAAGAATATAAATGGTATTCTAGATTCGAGTCGCCATGACAGCTGAGGGTCAACTTAAAGAAGAGCATGTAGATATAGTTTCAAATTACATAAAAGATGTAGAGTCTAAAAAATCAAATGCCTACATGCTAACAATTTCTAGAGATGGCGAAAATCCAGTTAGAACAATTATATTTTATACTAATGCAATTGAAGCAGCAGAAGCTTATAATATGTACAATGATTGGGGCTTCGCAAAACAGTATCTAACAGTAACGTTGTACGAGCCTTCTGGAGTAATAAATCAAAAAGTATTTAAAAGAAACCAGGCTGGAGACCCAACCTTTTTAAGACAAAACTATTATGATTTTTCGTCTATCTTAAAAAACTTAAAGCCATATCTAGAAAAAGAAGTTTATGAAAATGCATGCATAAAAGCAGCAACCTCTTTTGCCAAAGATAATTGGAGGTTTAACCCAGAAAGATTTTTAAGTGATTTGGGTGTAGATAAAAAAATAGAGGAAGTGACGCAGCGTGACTGAATTAAAGCCAGTTTCTTCAGTAAGCATGATTGATTATGATACTGGAAATTACAGAGATGTTAAAGTTTTTACAAATAAAGATTTAATCATAGACAACGAATTTGCAACAGTAAGTTCGGGTTTTGCCTTAAGATTTTGCGATGATAAAAGGAATGGATTTTTTGTAGAAATAGGAGCTTCCGACTGGAAAAATAACAATAACACATATTTTTTAGAAAAAGAATTTGGTTGGAAGGGACTGGCAATAGATATTCAAAAACATTTCTGTGACGAATATAATAAAAATAGAGTTAGTAGCTGCATACATGGAGATGCAATGTCCTGTAATTGGGACAAATATTTTGAAGAAAACAATGTTCCAAAAAGAATAGACTTTTTACAAATAGATATAGACATGAATCCAAAATATGCAAATTTGTTTGCTCTAATAAATTTACCTCTTTCTAGATATAGATTTAGCACCATAGTATTAGAACACGCTTCAGTGCTAGACAAGAGCCTTGAAAACATGAAAAAAATACAACACGAAATTTTATATTCCTATGGATATAAATTAGTTGCCGAAGGCTTTAATGATGATTGGTGGATAGATTCACAGCTAGGCATATCTGATTCATCATTTAATTCTATAACTTATGAAGCCTGGTCTAAGCAGTTTTTTGTTTAGAGTTTGGTATAATATATATATGGCTCCTTATAAAAGAATGCCCAGAAGGCACTTTACTGATCAAATGTTTAACCCATACTTTAAAAGCCCTGGATATGTACAAGAACACGGTAAAACAGAAGAGTCTATAGAGAAGGCATTTCTTAAATTTTTTCACTATATGAAAAAAGTATTTCGCAATAAGCAAACCCTCTGATATAATGAAATCATGTCATATTACCTATCTGTAATTAAAGATTCTCCGTCTGGATTCTGGAAGTTAGACGAATCCACTGGTAGTGTTGCATATGATAGTTCTGGGTGTGGAAACGACGGACAGTATTTCGGCAGCATTTTAAATACAACAATGCCGATAGTATGTGGCGGTCAAACGGCTACAAAAATTACTAATACAAACTATATACAGTTTGAAATAACTAAAGATTTTTCTGGAGTACAAGGAAACGGTGGCTTTGGAACAAACAAAACATCAGATAATGATTTTTCTTTAGAAGTATGGTTTCATCCAAAAACTTTAATATCTAACACCCCAATATTAGCAGATTTATCTGGAGTTGGAATATATTGGGATAATGGTAATATAATATTTAAATTAGAAAATGAAGAAATTTATTATTCTGTTCCAAATCCAATAAGATCACTTCATATCGTTGCTGTATATTCAGTAAAAAGCATGTCTTTATATTTAAATGGTGAACTTGTTTCAAGCAAATCTTTATCTACAGTAAACTTTACCAATACAGATCTTTCTTTTAATTGTGGACCAACTTCGCTAAATGAATATTTTATCATAGACGCTCCAGCAATATATAGATACTCACTTAATCAAAAAGTAATTTTGAACCATTATAACAGTTTTATTTCTAATACAGAATCAAATATAGTTCTTCCAGATTCTGGAGAAATATTTAAGGCATCAGAAACTCATCAGAATATAAACACTACAATATCTTTTCCAGCGTTACTAGATTGGAGATACCATGTAAGTGATGACATTTTGTATAGAGAGTCTACAAATAGCTTATATCTATCCCCTTCTTCGAGCATTGGAGAGTTTGTAAAAGTAATAAGCTTACCAAATTGGAAAAACTTTGTATCTTCTAAAATAGAATGGCTAGCCAGTAATGGTGTATCAATTTATATATCTATAGATGGAGAAGCTAGCTGGCAAAAATGTGAAAATGGAAAAGCTTTGCCTGGATTTAGTCAGGGATCAAATTTAACAAACAGTAAAGTTGTTTCCATAAAAGTAATTTTTGAATCTGATGATTCTACATTTTATGTTCCTGAATTATATTATTTCAAAATACATTTTTATGACAACAAAAAACTTTTAGCACACGGTGGAGGAAGTACAATTTCGGTTGAGCAGCCACTCAATGGAGATTCTTGGGAAATAGCCATATCAAATTTTAACTCAAACATATTGTTGCGTGAACAGGACAACGGAATTGTTCCAGACAATTCATCATTTTTTATTAATACATTAAAAGAAATAAATTATTTAGAAATGATACTTTTCCCAAAGTCATTGTCTTCTGGCTACCTATTTTATAACAAGACTAATTCCGTAGAGTCTTCGATATCCTGGGCTGCTAATGGGACAATGACTAAAAATAATATATCTGGGTTATACATAAATGGTCAAGACATCACCTCTCAAGCAAATATATCTAATTATCTTCAAATAGATGAACCAAACTATATACTAATTAAAACCTCATCATCTATGACTGGACAGATATGGTTAAACGGTAAACAAGACGGGGGTACTAGATCAGGGGTGCTAGATGACAATATGTATCAAAATATAGCAATATATGAATCTGATTTGATTGATCACTATAAGCACTACAACCTGTATATAGGCAAGGATATAATTGAGGCAAATGATTCTGTCATGGAGATAACAGAAGAAGCAGTCAAAACCTATTCTAGAGACAGAATTTTGTTAAATAACATATAATTTTGTCATTATGGTTGACAAAAGCTGGACTTGAGGTATTGAAAGTGGTAAAATAATTACCTATGGATATTAAAAAGACAGGCGCTAAATTTAAAGAAAATGAAACCAGGCTTGGGGTATATGTCTGGGAAATGCCTGATGGTCGATGGATCGGCGATGACGAAGGTAACTTTCTTTCTATAACCTCAATGAAAGATAACAGAGATAGAATAAATTTGTTAGCTAAGGCAGTTAGAGGATATGGAATTTCCGAGGGCAACCCGAAGTTCCTTGAAGGAAGTAGACAAATTGATGATGAAGAGTTTGAGTATCAAAAACAAAGATTAAGATGGGGGCTTACTCCAGATCCTCTGGATATAGGTGTTCACAAAGATGAAATGGCTAAATTGAGGAAGGGTAATAAATGATTGAGTATGAAGAAGATACATCTTCAAACAATGTAGAAATATCTAATGCTGCAGACTGGGTTAGATTTAATTCTACTATAACACAAAAGAGTGATGACCCATTTTCTCTAGAAGGCGAAGAGATATTAAAGCTTTCTGGTCTTAGCCCAGCATTAAGAAGAAAAGCAAGCAGAGACATTCAAAAAAAGTTTGTTGGCACTGAGGGAACAGGTACACAGCAGTTATTAATTCAGCAGGCGGTAAGCGGATACGCATTATTTGATCTTGTTCAGCCTGAATATAATTTAGATTATTTGTCTACGATATATGAAATTTCTCCATACAATTATGCAGCAATTAATGCTAAGGTCTCCAATATTGTGGGCCTAGGATTTGATTTTATTGAAAGCAGAAAAACAACAGATTTATTAGATTCAATAGATGATGAAAAACAATTAGAGAGAGCTCGTAGAAAATTAAATAGAATTAAACAAGATTTACACCAATGGCTGGAAGATTGTAATGAAGAGGAAACATTTAAAGAAACCCTTATCAAGTTCTACACCGACGTAGAAGCTACTGGTAATGGCTATCTGGAGGTCGGTAGAACGACTGCTGGCAAGATTGGGTACATTGGACACATCCCATCAAAGACAATGCGTGTAAGACGCCTCAGAGACGGTTTTGTGCAGTTGCTTTATGGTAAGGCTGTATTCTTCCGTAACTTCGGAGACACTGAAACACCCAATCCCGTTGCAGGGGCTACAGACCGCCCAAATGAAATTATTCATTTGAAGAAATATACTCCTAAGAATAACTATTATGGAATTCCAGATATTATTGCCGCACAGAATGCAATGGCTGGTAACGAATTTGCTGGCAAATATAACTTAGATTATTTTGAAAATAAGGCTGTCCCAAGATATATTATTACCGTAAAGGGAGCTAAATTATCACCTGAGTCTGAGCGTAAACTATTAGAATTTTTCCAAGTTGGTCTCCGTGGGAAAAACCACAGATCTTTGTATATTCCACTACCACCAGATTCTCCAGACTCTAAAACTGAATTTAAGATGGAGCCAATTGAGGCGGGGTCACAAGAATCTTCATTTAATGTTTATCGTCAAGCCAATAGGGATGAAATATTAATGGCTCATAGAGTTCCAATTAATAAGGTTGGAACGGCTACTGGAATATCTTTAGCAAATGCTAGAGATGCAGATAAGACATTTAAAGAACAAGTTTGTGCACCAGCACAAGATATTCTTGAGAAGAAATTAAATAAGATTATTCAAGAAATGACAGATGCCCTAGTTCTCAAATTTAATGAATTAAGTTTGACCGATGAAGATACTCAGTCTAAGATTGATGAAAGATATTTGAGATTACAGGTAATTACCCCTAATGAAATTAGAATTAGAAAGGGTATGGTCCCAAGAGAAGGCGGAGATGAAGTAGTCGATTTAGCCGCTAAAGCTGCTGAAATTAAAGCTCAGGCTATGCAAAGCAGAACTAGGGACGGAGAACGTGCCGCAAATTCCCCAGATAATTCAGGAGAAGGCAGAAATGCAAAGGGCGACGGAAGACAAGTCGAGTAGTCCTACTCAACTAGTTATTTGCCTTTAGATATATAAAAGCCTATAATATACACATATGACCATTGAAAAATCACATTGGTCTTCGAATGGAAATGCTATTAATTTATCAGTTCCATTTACGAAGGTCAACAGAGAAAAGAGAACAGTCTCAGGTTTCGCAACACTTGACAACCTAGATCAGACTGGTGATGTGGTCACGCAGGAAGCAAGCATGAAAGCATTTGAAAGCTTCCGTGGAA